CGCCAGAGCCGTCATTACCGTCAGTCTCCACCACCGCACCCGTTTCATTAACCCCAGCCGAAAAACATTTTTGTGAAACTCTCACCAAAAACTTCACCGATATAGTGATGATGTTGTTTCAGCAAAATGCCGAATTTCAAAGCAAACTGATGATGGAGATGTGTAAAAACGGTGGAATGTCAAATAGTCATAATACGACAAACACCAACACCATCACCAATAGTAATAATAACAACAACTCATTCAGTATGAATGTGTTCCTCAACGAGCAATGTAAAGACGCGATGAATATGAAGGACTTCGTGAATTCCATCCAGTTGAACCTGACCGACCTGGAAAATGTGGAACGTGATGGTTATGTAAAGGGAATGTCAAACATCCTCATAGACAACCTCCAAAAGACAGACGTATACAAGCGCCCAGTCCATTGTAGCGACGTCAAGCGCGAGACTTTATACGTGAAGGACGATGACGAGTGGGAACAGGACGGTCCCGACCATCCGAAAATGGTCAACGCGGTCCTTGCGGTGGAACACAAGAATGTGGCCCTGGTAAATGAATGGGCCAAGGCGCATCCGCTTTGTATGAACAGCAACACACGCGAGAATGAAAGGTATATGAAACTATCCAAGGCAGCCACCGACGGGGAGAAAGAGGGCAACATCGCCAAGGTGATACGGCGCGTGGCGAAGAATGTAGCGATTGATAAGGAATCACATATGAATACGAATGCGAATTAATGATTGACCCCCCCCCTATTCGTTCAACCTCCCACAATTATTATATCGTGTTTATCATAATAGGATAACTACGATATATAATGTCTGAACCTCACGTGATATACAATTGTGAAACGTGTATGTTTTTAACGAGGAATAAAAAGGACTATTCCCGTCATTTAAAATCGCGCAAGCATATAGAGAATCATCCGCCGAAAAATGACGTAAGCGAAGAAGAAGCGCGCCCGCCGAAAATACCATCTTGTGCGAAATGTAATAAGGAATTCAAGTCTCGCACCGCGGTATATACGCACATTAAAAAGTGTAATGCGGCAACAGAAGCAGCGGTAGCATCACTCACCCCCGAACAAATCCAGTATATTCTTATGGAAAACAAAATACTCAAGGAACTCCTGAAGAACGTCATCCAAGGTCATCCTCCGACATCGCCGCCGACGGCGACGAGTCATTCCGTGTAATACTTCGTCAAATACTTATCATAATCCACCGGCAAATATTTATTATCCTTGATGGGAATTTTGTGGAACGACACATAGGACCTATTATATAAATCCACTCCCCGATTCACCCGGTCGGCAATATTCGCTATATCGGTAGTATCACTATTATTCAATTCCTGATGCGACCAATTCTCCGTCTTATTCTTCATAAACTCGTAATCGCCGAAATATGAGAGATGCCAGCCGCCTTCGGCGATACGTGGGCAAGCCGTAATTCCTCGTATTAAACTACACGTTGTATTCATTTTTTGATAGGCTCTATAAGTAAGTATTTTCGGCCAATCACATTTCTGTGTATACTTCACGTGTAAATTGTAATAATACAAATCCATTCCAAGAATACAGATACCGGGTTTCGCAAGCAGTTCCGATGCGCCCGTGCCCTCGCCCTCGCCCTCGCCCTCGCCGCCGTATTTGATACTCCTTAATGTATTCGGGTCAGGTATTTCATCCAAGTCGGTTATCATTAGAATATCTGACTCACATAATTCACCGCATACTTTCGCAAATCCTGTCGCAATCGCGTTTCTCTGCCATTCTTCGTTTTTCCATTGCTGACCTGCGCGAATATTGATATTGGGGTGGATATACGGCATATCATCCACGATAATATGAATGATTTTATGGCTATATTCAGCGTATTGGGCCGCATTGTCCCTAAAAATCAGCGGTTTCTCTTTGCCGACGAAAGTATGCGTGCTTTCTACAATGACAAAATAGTCAACTAGGTCGTTCAGGACTTTCAACCGATACGATAATAACTCTAGTTCATTGTAGAAGATGAAACCGTCTATTATTTTACGACTCGTAGATGGCGCTGTCGCAGACATTGGAATTATGTGATTATATACTACAAAAGTATAATACTATGGAAAATGGAACGAAGTAAAGAAAAATAATCCGTTCAAAAATAAAATCAATACGATATATATAAATATTATTGTTGTGAATATTTATATATAAAATATGTCAATTCCCGATAAAGATTATTCAAATACGATTATCTACAAGATAACGTGTAAAGACCCGAGTATCCAAGATGTATATGTTGGTCATACAGTAAATTTCGTCCAGCGGAAAAAATCTCACCAGTTATCTTGTATGAATAGTAAATATCCAAACCACAACTGTAAGGTGTATCAAGTGATGCGAAATAATGGTGGTTGGGAGAACTGGAATATGTCTATAATTGCGTTCTATAATTGTAAAGACTTAAATGAAGCACGGCAAAAGGAACAGGAACATTTCGTCGCGTTGAACGCAACACTGAATAGCGTTGAGCCGTTCCCGTCAAAATCGGTAAACCGCGTAAACCGTGTAAACCGTGTAAACCGTGTAAACCGCGCAAACCGTGTAAACCGTGTAAGACCTATAGGGAACAATACAATTATGCCTAATGGAAAAAAACGTGCTTATATTTGCGAAAAATGCGACTTTATATGCTCTAAACAATCTAATTACGACACGCATCTTTTGACCTATAAACATCAAAAGATAATGGGACATATTCAAATCGAACACCAACCGTCATTATCGTTCATTTGCCCCAACTGTAATAAGAAATATTCTCATCTTTCTGGACTATGTCGTCATAAAAAAATATGTGTGGCAGTTAATAAACAAACGGTTACTGATTTCGTATCTGATAATTTATCAGAAATAAACACTGATGACGTTTTTTTCCCAGATGAGAATATCAAAATAACATCAACCGACCTTCGTAATATGATAACTGATACACAATTTTGTAAGAAAATGATGGTCGAGCTAATAAAAACCAACAACAATTTACAAGCACAAATCCTAGAAATGATGAAGAATTCACAAACACAAGTCAGTAATACAACCCCAGCCGCCACAGCCCCGTCCTCCATCGGGATCGCATCAAACGGCGACCATAACACCATCAACGCAAACACCATCAATAGCAACAACAACTCATTCAATATGAACGTGTTCCTGAACGAGAAATGTAAGGACGCGATGAATATGAAGGACTTCGTGAATTCCATTCAACTGAACCTAACCGACCTGGAAAACGTGGGAACCCACGGTTACGTAAAAGGAATGTCAAACATCCTCATAGACAACCTCCAAAAGATGGATGTATACAAGCGCCCAGTCCATTGTAGCGACGTCAAGCGTGATACATTATATGTCAAGGACGATGATGAGTGGGAACGGGACGGACCTGACCACCCGAAAATGGTGAACGCGGTCCTGGCGGTGGAACACAAGAATGTGGCGCTGGTGAGTGAATGGGCGAAAGCCAACCCGCGCTGTATGAATAGCAACACACGCGAGAACGAACGGTATATGAAACTCTCCAAGGCAGCCACCGATGGGGAGAAGGAGGGCAACATCGCCAAGGTCATAAAGAAAGTGGCGAAGAAGGTCGCGATTGAAAAGAACGAGCCGACGTGTCAAACGAATGACATATAAACATAAATCTATGATGAATCATACGAACTGTTTCATATGCTTCACATAGAATATCTCCTACCCATTATCGCCTTTTGGCACACCATCACCACCGAAATCCGAAAACACAAACAAGACCACGGTGTAGTGAATAATATGGTAAGCGCGATTCATTGTGCTGGATATATCTTTCAATATACAATAAACCACGACCACAATTATACCATCCACGTCAGCATCGGATATTTCATTTATGATGTAATGTATTTATTATACGCACTATACGCGAAAAAGACAACACAACAAAAACAGTATACCATTTATGTAGTTCATCATTTCATCGGGTTGTATATATTACATACCGCATTAACCGATGATAAAAACCTAGATAATTTTCTTTATTTTTATTACCTAGCAGAATTATCCAATATCACGATGTATTTATCATATCATATACGCAAAGAATATCCTACACGCCACGATATACTTCGGGTCTCCGAATTCGCCCAATTACTATGGTATTCTTATTTTCGTGTCATTCGGGGCTCAATTTTTCTTTACTATGATGAGTTTGGTTTGTTTCACTATCCAATCGTGTATCAATATTCCGTTTATTTTATATATGTAATGGGTATTGTTTGTAGTTGGTCTTTGGTGAAAAAGAATATCGCGAATTATTTGGCGTTGTCAGGAGATACAACCGCCGCTGTTGCCACATCTGCCGCCGTCGGCTAGCAGACCACCGCCTATGAATCATATATAAACGTATCACGCAAATGTCTATATATACACCCACACCCCCGTATGTTGAATATCGCATATCTCCTACCCATTATCGCCTTTTGGCACACGATCACGACCGAAATCTATAAATACAAAGAAAACAAGAATGCCGCCCATAATATAGTAAATGCGATTCACTGTATGCTATATATTATACAGTTTAACTACAGTGGTGCTATGAATTATACCATTCACGTAAGTGTAGGGTTTTATCTATATGATTTACTATATTTGTTGCGTTCTATTTATGAGGATACGACACAACTTCCCCGAAAAATGTTGATTCAACAACGCACAGTCTATGTAATTCATCATATGCTATCAATAAAAATATTATACGATTTTTTGTATATTGAAAACAATGATATTCTTTTACATTTATGT